TCAAATTGCCGTCCAACACCCTTGTTCATTTCATCATAGGCGCTTTCAACAGAGCCAGCGGCATCTTCTGACGTTGCTTTTAAATCCTCTGCAAAGGTAGCGGCATTCTCCCCTGTTATGCTTAACACTGCCCCTAGGGCTTCTACGCTGCCAAACATCTTGCCCAAATTCTCTAGGGACCCACCGGCACTCTCCCTTACCAAATTGACAGTGCCGGCCAATCCTTCCTCTTGAAGCATCGCTTCTCCGGAAGCATAGCCCATATCCCTAATTGCACGAGACATATCATCGGTCGGTTTGATGATGGCCTGTATAGCCTGTCGTAATTGTACGGTGGCAACTTTAGTCGGCACACCTTGCTTGGTTATCGTTGCAACCGCAGCAGCTACTTCTTCGAACTTAACACCGGCTGTAGCTGCAATGGGGGCAACTTGAAATATAGCCGCTGATAATTGTTCAAAGTTAGTCTTACCCCGCTTTACCACAGTGAACATGACATCGGCTACTTTGCCTGCGTCCTTAGCGGGTATCTTAAAAGCATTGAGGACTGTGGTAAGACCATCCGCCGCTGTTTCCACATCAGTAACACCAGCGACCGCTGCCTTGCTTGCCACCTCCAATACGCTTATGGCATCAGCTGCATCCACACCCGCTGACACTATCTGGTATAAAGCGCCTGATAACTCTGAACTTGATTTGCCAACTTCAGATGCCACGTCCTGCACCTGGCTGGACAAATCCTGGAAGCCTTCCTCTGAAAGGCCAATCATCGTATTGACTTCCCTCATTGCTCCCTCAAAGTCAGCGGCGCTTTTACCCAAAGCAATCAAACCGCCCCCCAGGGCAACACCAACACCCATCATACCCAAGCCAGCTTTTTTGAAGGTGCTGGACATATTCTGCATCTTGGCGCCAATACCTTTTAATTTAGCACTAGCTTTATCAAGAACGCCTACTTCAACTTGAACATCGGCCTTTGCCATTTTATACCAACTTTGCTATTACTTTGCTTATATTGTTTTGAGCTTTAATCGTTAATAAAGCCCCCACTTCTTCCCGGGTAATGTTCGGGTCACTTGACTTGAGTAAATGGTAAACTAAGGCCTTAAGTATCTTAGTTCTAGGTTCCGCAAAAAGTTCCTGCCAGCTTTGGTCAAATTCCTCCTCGATCGCCTCCATTATATTGGCGTCCAATGATGGCAACTGATAGGTCCTACCATCACCCAACACCACGCTTTGAGTCCTAGTTTCCTCCGTCATGTTAATTGACACCTCCATTCGTTCGGGCGCATCACCGACAAATTGTTCCGGTTTATATTTGTGTAGCTTATCGCCAGCCAATGTACAAATAATCTGGCCAATGCGGTACTCTATGCGGTATGCCTCACACCGCTGCTGGTAATCAATGTTATTTACTAAGTAAACCACCTGGCGGTAAGACAATCGCCCAATATATTCCAGTGACCACCCTGTGTGAGTGGCCACTGTTACTATCATCTGACTGGTTCTCATCTTATGTCGTCGGCCACTCAAGTGCATGTATGCCCTGGAAGCTGTAGTTATATGCTACCAAGCCATCAACGGAGGCCCCTGGGGCTAAGTTGGTAATTATGGCCGAGCCACGCCACATCTGCGTGCTGGTGCTACTTTCCCGCAATTCCAACCCCACAACGGTACCTATTGCCAGTGGCGCCCCATCCTTGAAGCCTTCAAAGCTGCCACTCCATTCTTTCGTGGTGACGGTAAACACCTTATCCTGTCCATCACTGTAGGCTGAACTATCCATCACATTAGCTACTATATCCACATTCCATGCCCTTATGCCCGCCACCTGCTTGCCAGCATCAATGGCATTTAGCCATATAGTAGCTGCACCAGGGTCATTAGCTTGTAGCTTTAACCCCACTGAGATAGGTAACGTCGCTGCTGAAAAGGCACCCGCCACAACCGAACACTGACAAAACTTCCATTCACCAGCCACTAGCACGGGTAAGCTACATTGAACCTCAGGGCTAGCAACAAGGGCGTGGTTGTCTAGTAACAACCGGTAATCGTCGGCGGTGTTGATATTCACAGATGATTTTGCCCAGCAAAACAACACACTAAAGCCGGCCAGCGTTGGTAGTGATACCACTTCTGAGGCTAGAATATCACCAACGGCCAATCCTGCCGCCTGGACAAACTTAGCCGAACCACTACCCACCTTGTAATCGTCAGTATCCAGGGTAGCAGTAACATCACCATCAACAAACTCGTCCCATGCATCCCCGCAATTTTCCACTACTTGAGAGCCTACAAATAAATTGCCCCCGTAACCTGCTAGGCGCCCCATAATACACCTCCATATTATTTATGCTGTGGGTACTGTTAACGCACCTGTACCCTGGAATGAATAATTGTAGAGTACCAGGCCATCAACAGAACTGGCGGGTGCGATATTTGTTATATAGATATTGCCAGTCCATTTTTGTGTACCTGTAGCACTCTCCTGAAACTCAGCGGCCAACACCGTGCCAATGGCTAACGGAGCCCCGTCCTTGAAGCCGCTAAAAGAGCCGCTCCATTCCCGTTGCCCAATGGTGAATGCCTTGTCCTGGCCGCCATCAAAGCCGCTGGAATCCAGTGCCGCTGCAACATAATCAATGCTCCATTCCCTGATGCCTACAATAGCGCCCGGAGCATGTAGGGCACCTCCGTAACCTGCGAGTCTGGCCATAATTACACCTCCATATTATTATTTTGATAAGTTATGGCGATTACAAGGTAAAAGAACTTCAAAAAGACGTCTCCGAAAGCTTGTTGGGATTAGCTCCAAACGGCAAGCTCAAACTCAGTGGACAAATATCCAATGCCACCCCACGCGGTAAAGCCTACCCCTAAATTCCGTTGTAGTTTGCAGGTATCGCATGAGGCATTCAGTGTTCTATCGCCATCAATAGCAGCAAATATTGATTTAGCTCCCGTTCCCTCTATGTAATCTAATATGGAATTAAGAGCTGATGGGGTGTCCTGTTTGGCTATACAAACTATGATGCGGAAGGTTAAATCATGTGCAGGCTCATAGGTGGTGACATATTCACTAACACCCGGTAAAATCAAGGCACAAGGTAATTCCAAGCTATCAGATAATTCCTTTGGAGCATAAACCCGTAACCCTGCTATGGTGTTTAACCTGACTTTGATGCCGTCGCCTATCGCCTTAATACCCATGCTTTCCCTCCATTAAAACTTTCCCTCAATATCCTTGGCTATATGATTAGCTGCCTCAGTCACCTTGCCAGCAAGCCACTTTTTAACATAGCTGAACATGCCCTGGCCTTTGCCAATGACCTTTGTGCTACCCTCCATATGACGAGCCCCCATTTTGCTAGTGCCCATTTCCAAAAAAGGTATATACCTTTGACCGGGGCCAGCACTGTACGTTACTATGGCCCGGAAAGGTGCATACTGTATCGGAGCGTCAGCTATATTTGCCCTGGCTATGCCTTCATCAGCCACAGTAGCTTTAATTAATTTAGTCTTAGCTTGCAAAGCCAGTTTCTTTAGTCCTGCCTCGGCTGGTTTGCCGACTGTATCTTTGGAGGTTAGGCTTTTTATTAGCTTCTCAGCCCCTATTAGCTTAATAGTTAAACCGAACATTACCAGCCCTCCCTTACGCAAACCCCGCTGTCATTTTCTTGTACCTTTTCAGCCTTTGGCTTACATCAGGGTCCAGACCTTTAACAACAGGGACCTGCCCTGTCTCTGCATTCCCCACTATATCCATGAAAGCAGAGTCTTTACGCTTCCACACCCGCATAGCGGTTATCAAACACGCCTCTGCAATAGGCATAGGATACTCGTAAATATAGATTGCCTGCGCATCCTCATGGGTAGCTGCTGTTGTACCATTCACACCGCGCTTGACAGTGATTGTATTAGTTGATATCCCGGTGATATACATCTGCTCGTCATCGATGCGGACAGTCTGCCCGATAGCCAGGAGCGTGCCATCGCTGGCGGTGAAGGTGGTCGCTGTGGTGCTCTCGATAGCCCCGTTATTGGTGGCGCCGCTTGCTGAGTAGGGAGTGGCAGATACACCGTCACCGTAGCCAAACACACCGGTTATCTCTATTCCCCTCGGTATGCCAGGAACAAAGTTGTAAGAGGGAGAATACCCTGGTTCCGCAAAGAGCTTCGGGTATCCATTGAGCGGCTTCAAGATATAATCGGTATTCTCGGTCAGTGTGTTGTCATAATCATAGTCAGCGTCGGGGTCGGTTTTCAGGCTGGATATGGACAAAACATCATCGGGAAAATACAGGTTGCCCTCTGCGCCATCCATATACTTAGCGCCTTCATAGCAATAGAAATGACGCCGACACTCGTTATCTTCCACTCGAGCAGCATCCTCCAGGAGTTTGCGGAGGTAGACGTCATCATCTGTACCTTCAAGGTTCAAATAGCTGGAGCTTTTTATTGTTGTTAAGTCCGCATAAGCGTTCATGCTCATCTCCCTAGATTATGTCTGCGTTTAATATCACCCAAGGTATATACTCGTTGCATCGAGCCGAGGTTATATGGTCGCCGCCTTATCCGGGACAGCTTGGTATCTCTTCCCAGCTCCCGGTATGGAGTAGTATCGATAAACTGTATGCTAATCACTGGAGCGTAAGTAGCTAAATCTATAGCACAGAGGGGGATATCCAGCTTCCTGTCGAGAACCATAGTTGGAGCAAAGGCTGCCATATCAATCGCTAGCAAAGGAACATCTATAAAGACTGCTATCCCCACACCAGGAGCGAAAACAGCTAAATCAATCTCACAAAGCGGGACTGAGATAGTAGCCCCCAGACTGAGAGTTGGAGCATAAACATCAAGGTCTATAGCCAGCAATGGTACATCCAGTTTCCTGTCAAGAACCAGGGTTGGTATTAGCGTTGCCAGGTCAATCTCTAACAGGGGGATAGCGAGTTTCTTATCCAGTTTCATCGTAGGGGCGTTGACCGCAACATCAATCTCAGACAAGGGAATTGATAATTTAGAGTCTCGAACCAGAGTCGGAGCAAAGGTCGCCACGTCAATTTCCAGGAGAGGCACGGATATAATTACTGCTACCCCCACACTGGGAGCAAAGACGGCTAAATCAATGACTGCCAGAGGAATGCTTAACTTAGAGTCCCTTATCATTGCCGGAGCGTAGGTAGCCAAGTCAATTTCCAGTAAGGGGACTGCTATCGTTGTCCCTAACGATATACTTGGAGCAAGGGCAGCAAGGTCTATATTTACGAGAGGGACATCAAATACCATATCCCTTACCAGTGTTGGAGCAAAAACAACAAGGTCAATTTCAGATAAAGGAATATCCAACTTGCTATCCCTTACAAGCGTAGGGGTATAGGTAGTTAAGTCAATCTCACAGAGCGGGATTGCTACAGTTGTTCCTAAGCTAAGAATCGGAACCGGTGTCGCTAAGTCTATAGATAATAATGGAACTCCCAACTTTGCATCCCTGACCAAAGTGGGAGCTAGAACTGCTAAATCAATCCCGCAAACAGGAATGCCAAGCTTCCTATCAAGAACTAGAGTGGGAGC